AAACCTGCGATGCCTATGATCATTTTGTTCCTCACTTGAATAGGATTATCCGCTACTTCAGTGAGTTTGGTCAAGTTTTTTGGATTAACCGATTACAACTGAGTAAGGTTGAGACCAATCAACAAAGCGTTTTAGTTCGTCGAGCAAGGTTTCAAAGTCTTTGGCAGCATCTTGTTTCATGGTTGCGCCGTTAAGTGATGTGCCACCACCTGGTCCAACAATCGTGTTGTATTTCTCACGTGCCTCACCGATAATCATCTTACATTGAGCAAGTGTCCAACTTGTAATCCAGTTAGCAATATTTGGACTGTTGAGTAAGGCGATTTCTGGTTTTAGATTGTCTGTCCATAATAGGATTTGCTCACCGCTTCCTTTAAAGTCACGAACAAATCTGATTTCTTTGGTAGCAGGATTGAATGTAAAGATTACATAACCGCCAAACATACGAGCTGCTAACTCGATATATCCAGCATACATGTCGTAAGTTGCCAAACCACCTGCGTAGTTGTAGTTAAGCAAGTATGTATTTAGGATGGCACTAGAAAATGGGTCGAATGATGTAGCACCAGGTCCTGTTTCTAAACCAATGGTTCTGCGGAAACACTGGCGAACGTTGGTAACTTCGGTTGGAAGAATGTAAGAGTTTCTATCTTTCTCAACAGTAAGTAATGAATACGACTCTTCATAAGCACTTTGAGCACGTTGACGATAAGTGGCAATGGCATATTGATACGAAGCTTCGTAATCCTCGGGATTTAATTCGAGGTCAATAATGTTTCCACCCAAACGTGAGTTAATGCTTCTGAAGATTTGCTCTTTGAGTTCTGCTAGTGATTGAGTTGCCATGAAAAAATACCCTTTACAGGGTATTTATCGTTTATTCATATCTCTTGTGAACATATGGGTCTAGTCTAGGTGGTAGCCAATTGTCTGGTTTTAGAACTTTGCCATCTTCACGCTTCTTGACCTTGCCCGACAACTTGTCGATCTTGTCAAAGTTTGAACGCATAACTTCTTTCCATGCTTTCTCACCTTCAAATCCACCGCTGTGTAAGGCACCAATGGTTACCACGATAATGTCTAGCAGTGCGTCAAGCTGCTCAACTGGATCATTGGCTTCAACAGCGTCGGTCAACTCGTTGAACTCTTCTTTGATCAGGTCAAGGTAAAGTTTGTATTGCTCTGGGTTATACTTGTTGACCGTTTGGTCGCAAGCGTCCATAAATTTGTATTGGTCTAGGAATGGTGTTGTCATTAGTTTTCTCCTTATATTCATCATCTAATGTTATGTCTGCTAATTCTCTTAGTCTTCTTGTCGAGAATGGGCTATACACTGTATCTAGCCAGTGTCGTTTATCTTCACTCAGTATAAACTTATATCGACGAAAATTAATATCATAGTCCCAGAATTGCCTTAGATCGTCAACTGTGCTGATAGTAGTCAACGATTGACCAGGATTAGTTGTATCATACACGCTTATAGTGTGACCAGCTGTTAGTAGTCGTGCCCATACCTTAAATCCATCGTCGGTTAGAGTTTTATCACTCTCGAAGCGAATACTCTTTGATTTGGCTACTCGTAATGCTGTAAGATACACTTCACTCATATAAGGAGATTGATTAGATATCTCCTGTGATTTTGCCGAGGAAACTACTGATAGATTTCCACTCATGATTTCGAACTCTACAGCAATTACTATAGTATCATTCAACTTGCCGTAAATAAACAACTTGTCATTAGTTGCTAGTTTATAAAGACCATTTGGCAATTGCTCTTCCTGATAATACTCGGAGAATTCATCAATGCTACGAGTGATGGCAGACAAATCATTTCTTGGCTTAGTTCTCTGAGGAGATTCTTTGATCCAGCTATCATAGAATATCTTACGTGAGTCAGTCATTAAAAGGCTTTCAGTATGATCATCGACTCGTTGAAACGACCATTTGGTACAGTGGCAACGGCTTTGATGTCTTTGAAGTATTTACGTGCGGCTGGCTTACTGCCCATAATTTCTTTAATGGCTTCGGCTGGTTTACGCAAAGTTTTGATTTCGCTGTTGGTTTTACAAAACCCAAGAATAGTGTTGCCTTTGACTGTGAATGATTTTGAGTATTCATCAGCAATGTAATGGTGTAGTTTGCGTTTAGCCGTATCGTAAACCCACATTTCTTGGGCACCGTGAACTTTGGTTGGATGAACAGAGACTAGGTTAAGTTTTGTTGCATCGTCTTTGAACTCTTTTAAGTATTTAAGACCTCGGACTATCTTTTCAACTGGAACTGCTTTTTTAGCACGTGGTGCTTTACTGGCTTTTTTGACGCTTACATAACCGTTGAGATCGGCAATCACCAACTCAATAAACTTGATAACCGCTTTGATTTCTGTTTTGCTCAACATACCGTATGCCTGTAGCAACTCACGGTCTCGGGTATCTAACAACTCGTTGTATTCATCCAATCGTTGTTGCCATTTGTTAAGGATAATGTTGATGTGCTGTGGCATTACATTGAACTTAGCAACTTCATCAATAGGTTTGAACCGATCAATGTTCTTCATACCATTGACATAGTATTCGTCAAACAATCCTTCCAACTCACCAGCGGCTTCACGAGCTTTGTCACGCATAATCTCTTGAATGTTAGGACGGCGTGATTCTGGTTGCGATTCCCCATCATCAACCACGACAGAACGTGTCAAGGTATTTTTCAAACGATTGATTTCGTTGTCTAGTCGTTGTTGTTCTGATTCGGTAAGTTCTAATCCACGACGAACCATACGTCCAAGCCAACCATAGGTTGCCAGTATCTCGGATTCAGGAACCTTGCGTATGTGTTTTGCGGCTTCATCTTGTTCAACGTGTTCGCAGTACTCTGCCAACATTTCTTTAGCGGTTTTTTTGTCAAAGAACTGGTTATACCAGTTGAAAGACAATGCCATAGCCGATTGACGAAATGCGGTTTCAGGTTGAACAACAAATAGTGGTTCATTGCCCAGATATTTGGTATCAGGGTTTCTGGGATTAAGATCACGTGGAAACTGATCGCTGTTTACTTTTTTAGATTTGGTAGCCATATGTTTTTCTATTTAACAGCATTGTCTCAAAAAGCCCGATCTAAATCAAGTTTTTTAGATAAATACCACATTATGCCTAAGTTATCACTATGGAAGCCTGAAAAAGGTAAAGATTTTCGTTTTTTTGATCGCACTATTCGTGAGATGTTTACGATTGGCGCAACCGATCTTTATGTTCACAAATACTTGGGCATTACAAATCAAGGTCCAACCAACGACCTATCACAACCACAACAAGATCAACCCGATCCAACCAAAATTCAAGATTTGTTGTTTTTAGAAAACCGTGATCGCAAGTATGACGACAACATTTACCGCATTCGTGGACACTACAACGTTCAAAACCTAGATTTTGACCTTTCACAGTTTGGATTGTTCTTGTCCAACGACACAATTTTCATCACCGTTCATTACAACGAGATGATTGATTTTATTGGACGCAAGTTGATGGTAGGTGATGTGCTGGAACTTCCGCACCTTACTGATTATCACCCACTAAACGACACGGTGCCTATCGGTTTACGTCGCTACTACCAAATCACTGATGCTAACTTTGCCTCAGAAGGCTTTAGTCAAACTTGGTATCCACACCTATGGCGCATCAAGTGTGAACCCTTGGTCAACAGTCAAGAGTTTGCTAACATTCTTAACCAGCCTTACCAAAAAGACAACTATCTTGGTGATTGGGATCCAGCAAAAACATATTTTATCCCTGCTGGTCAAACCTACACCATCACTTACGGTGGCAAGATTTATGAAATCACAGGTGCTAGTCCCGATGGAACAACCTTACCACCTGGCACTTACCCAGATGTGTTAGGCAGTCCGTGGGCAGTCAAGGGTGGAGACAACAGCATACTGGACATCATCTCGACTTACAACAAGAACCTTGCTATCAACAATGCGGTTATTGCCGAAGCCGAACGCATTCTGCCAACTGGTGGTTACGATCGCAGTCAACTTTACGTTGTTCCTACACTAGATAACAATCAACCAGCTCCACCAGTAAATCTGATTGTAGAAACTGGCGGACCACGACCAAATCGTGGTGTGGTTGAGTTGATTAGCAGTGGCGCATTTAAAGTTGCTAGTGCTGCTATCAGAATCAGTGCAGCTGCCTTACAAAGTATGTGGGACATGTCAGCAAGTAGCGACATGACCATTGACAAGTTTATTAGCGTCAGCTTACAAACAGCAAACCTAGCACCAGAACGAACCGACACTGGTAGTGGTCAAGTTGGTGGCGATATGGTGTTAACCGCTCGTGCACTGAGTCAAGTTACCAGTCCATACGGAACTGCCGACAACACATTTGCCACTGCTGACCAAGTTCCAAGTTCACGTTGGAGTGTAACTGCTACTGCTCGTGGTGCTACCACCATTACCACAATCGACAAATATGGAACCAGCATTGTCAGCGGATTATTGGTCACTGGTGTTGATGCTCTAAACAACTCTATTTTTGCCAGCAATACCAGAGTTTTGGAATTGATTGATGCTTATACATTCACAATTGACACGCCTACCATTCAGCCAATCACTGCCAGCACACTTATTACGATCGCTGGTGATTTCCGTGGTATTGATGGAACTCAACCAGTTGGACAATCGTTAACTGCGTATGCTGCTGGAATCATTGCGGCTGGTTCAACCATACTCAATGTAACCAATGGATTCAACCAACAAAACTCCTTACAAATTGTTGGAATGATGTTGTTGTCGCCTACTGGAACTTTCCAAGCAGGAACAACTGTTACGCAAGTTATCAACGAAAACCAAATCGAGATATCACTACCAACCTTAGCCTCAATCGCTGATGGCACTGCTATCACCGTTGCTAGTGGTTCAAACACTACATACATGGACTACCGTGCTGACGTTGATCCACGTTTCCAATACATTCGTCGCACATCACCACGTTCATTTGGCTATATTGCTGGATACTTGGCAGGAACTACACAAGCACCAAACGGCGAACCAACTGGTGCTGGTATCAGTTTCCCAGCAAATCCACAAACAGGTGATTACTTCTTGCGTTTGGATTACCTTCCACAACAACTTTTCCGTTATGACGGCACCTTATGGATCAAGATTTCTGAAGATGTTCGCACCGCAAGTGGATTCGGAATCAATGACAAGTCTCAGTTAAGCACATTCATCAACAATACAGCAAGGACACCAACCGCTGGTGGAACTAGTGTGCCACAAAGCCAAAGTTTGAGTCAGGCACTAAGAATTCAGCCAGATTGATAAATAAGAGATAGGGAGAACTAATATGACTATTCGTCGTGAAGTATTTAAAACAAACAGCGATTTAACAATCGGACAATATGAAACAGCTTACGCTGCTAATGCCGCACTAGCCGCAGGTCGTGCTGGTGAATTAGTAGTTGATTTGGCTGACCCAGCCGCACCTGAACTATACATTGCTAACAACACTGGTGTGTTGACAGCAATTGGTGGTAGTGGTAGTGGTGGCACAAGCCTAGTAAATGGAACATCTAACGTGGTTGTTACTAACAACGGTAACGTAACTGTTAGCTCAGCAGGTAATGCTGCTGTCTTTACGGTTACTGGCACTGGTGCTAACGTTGCTGGT